CTGACATGACAGATAGAACTGCAGATAAGATTATTACTGCTTTTAGAAAGAAAATTAAAAATAAAAAAACTAAAGTTACTGCAAGAAAAGAAAAGAAAATAAAAAAAGTACTAAAAACAAAACCAGTACAAAAAGAACTTACAAAAACTAAAACAAGACCAAAAAGAATTGATAAAAAAGCTTTAACTATGGCTACAGTTGGCAAAAAAGTAAGACGAGAAGATAATAGAAGAAGAAGAAATAATGCAACTTTACCTGGATTAATAAGTAGAATAAATGAAAGTTTACCTTCTATAATTGCACAAAATATGCAGGCAGGCAGAATTCCAGGCGGATTAGAGTTTCATGGAATAGGTAATCCAAAATCTAAACCACCGATTCCTTCTTTCCATACAACTCCGAGAGTAACAAGTATGACTCCAATGGGTGGTAATAGAAAGGAAGGATTTGATAGTAGAGATGAAGCTTTTGCAAAAGGAGTAAATATTAATTATACTTATTTACTTTATCCTTTTCAAACATTTGAGCCAGGGTTTCAACAAGGTAGTGTTACAAGAGACCCGAGAAAGATAATAGAAACATCAATTAAAGATGCTGCAAAATTAACAAGAGATAAGTTTATGACTACAAAATTAATAGATTTTAGAAGAACCGCTGCTGGTCAAAGCAAAGGATTTAGTAAATTTAGAAAATGAGCATAAATGCAAGAACATATTCAACTAGGAGAAGAGCGATTGTAGAAGCACTCGCACAAAAGTTGGAACAGATAAATGGACAGACACCTTTCCGAACGGCCGTCTCAGAAGTAACGAGACGATTAAAGTTTTGGGATCAGGTGCAGGACTTTCCTACTATACATATAGGAGCGGGAAATGAAACTCGTGAATATGCAGGTGGGAATTTTAGATTTCGTTTTTTACAATTAACAATAAGATGTTATGTGTATAACGAAGATGATGTAATTTTTCGATTAGAAGAATTACTAGAAGACGTGGAGACAGTACTCGAGGATAATGATCCATTAGAGTATTTTGACTCCAATAATATAAAGCAATCTACTGCTCAAACAACAATTTTGAGCATAGATACAGATGAAGGAGTATTAGAACCTTATGGAATCGCAGAGATTTCCATAGAGATTCGATACTAAGGAGAAAAAAAATGGCAAATAATTTTTATTTTAGTCGAGATACGAGAGTTTTCATGGCAATGAAACATGAAGCTGGAGCTTCTGGTCACGTATATGAAATACCTGTACTAGATGGTTACTCGTTTTCTCAAGGCGAAAATGCAACAGAAGTAGCATTAAATGAGGCTGCAGATGCAAGTGGGAATAGTAAGAGAGGTAGAATGTTATTTAAAGATTCTATTGCTCCTGCTGAGTGGAGTTTCTCCACTTATCTAAGACCTACTTTAGGAGCAGCTAATGATGCAAAAGGTACTACTGGTGAGCATACAACAGCAGCAGGTTCTCCTGCAGCAGGTCAAGTGTTTGCAGTAGAAGATCCGCTATGGTGTGCTATGTCAGCACAGAATTTTGATGCGGGTGTTACTCCTGGACCAACAGGTACTGGTTCAATTCATAACTTCCAAAACTCAAATAAAGTTGAGTTGGCAGAATTTGATCTTTACTTTGTACTAGGTTCAACAAGTTCAACTACTGGATCCGTTGATAGAACAAATGATACAGCATTTGCAACAACAGCTTCAGCTGGTGGTGGAGAAACTGTTATCTATCATATGTCTGGTTGTTCTGTTGGTTCAGCAACAATTAACTTTGATATTGATGGTATCGCACAAGTTGATTGGGCAGGTAATGGAAAGAATCTAAAAGAAATAGCAGCTTTAGATGTAGCAAATGACAGTGCATTTAGTGATGATACTTTTGGTGAAACTATAACAAATGATGGATATATTTATCAAGGTATTACTGATACAGATAACTATATTAGACAAAAACTAACATCATTAGCAGTTGCTTATGATGCATCAGGCTCATTAGGTACAACAGCTGGAACAGAGTTAGCATCTGATATTACTACATATGCATTAACTTTAACAGGTGGATCAATTACGATAGAAAATAATATAAACTATCTAACACCAGAAACTCTAGGGGAAGTAAATACTCCACTAGGACATGTTATGGGTACTAGATCAATTTCAGGTAACTTTACTTGTTATTTAAATAGTGTACAGCATGGCTCATTAGATTTGTTTGAAGATTTAGTAGAATCAACAAGTGTAATTACTACTGATTATGAATTAACATTCAATATTGGTGGTGCAGGTAATAAACCAGGAGTAGTTGTTAACATGCCAAGATGTCATTTAGAAGTGCCAAATCACTCTATTGAAGACATCATTAGTATAGATACAACATTCCATGCGTTACCTACAAACTTAGGTGATTCAACAGCATCAAACTCAGCTAATGAAATATCAGTAAAATATATGAAATAAATTAATTGGAGGGCTTCGGCCCTCCATTTTTAAGGAGAAGAAATGACAGAAATTAAAAAAGAGGTAGTAAGTTTAAAAACATTACTTACTCCAAGTAAAACGGTAACTATTGACTATCCAGAGTTCGAAGGATTCTCAGTTGATTTATGTTACCTATCGAGAGAAGAACTTTTAAAATTAAGATCAAGAAGTGTTTCTCAAAAATTAAATAAAAAGTCAAGAGCATTTGAAGAAGTTCTTGATCAAGATAAGTTTTTAGTAGAGTATGTAAATGCTGTAATTAAAAACTGGAAAGGATTAAAATTTAAGTATTTAGAAAAATTACTACTTGCAGATGTAAGTGACTTAGACCCAGAAGGTGTACTAGAATTTACAAAAGAAAATGCAGAAGTAATGATGAAAAATTCAGCAGATTTTGATGCTTGGGTCAGCGAAACAGTAGGTGACTTAGAAAATTTTACTCAAAGCAAGTAGAGCAAATAGTATCTTTACTTGATAAACAATTTTCAGACGGTCAACTAGAATTAGAAACTTACTTACGAGTATGTGAACAGTTAGGAGAAGAACCAGACCCCGATAAACTTCCTCCTACTATAGATAGTTATCCAGCAGAAGTGCAACAAGCATTTTTAATTCATGGATTACTACCTGATAGATGGGAAGGAATGAGTGGACATTATATGGGAAAGGATATGTCTGCTCTAGGAAGTTTACTAGATATTTACGAAATATTAGATAAAAAACAATAGTATATTTTCTTAAACATATTGAAGCAAAACACTCAGATATGGTTAATAAAAGACAAGAAAGAAAAAGGAAAACAGCTGAAAATCAAGCTAAAGCAAGGGCAAAATAATGGCGAAAGATAACGATATTATAATTAAGTTACGGATTGATGGTCAAAAGAACATAGAAGTTCTAAAAAGTAAGGCAGATAAAACCGCTCAATCTGTTGATAGAGTAGGTAAATCAGCAGCTACTACTGATCGTCAGTTAAAAGGAGCAGCACAAGCTTCTTCTAACACAACAAAAAACTTTTCAAAAATGGCACAAGGCGTCAGTGGAGGCCTTGTTCCTGCCTATGCAACATTAGCAGCAAATATCTTTGCAGTTACAGCAGTATTTAGATTTTTACAATCAGCAGCAGATTTTCGAGTTATGACACAAGGTCAACTTGCATTTGCAGCTCAAACTGGTTCTGCTCTTTCACTACTAACAAAACAAGTTCAAGCAGCAACTGATGGTCAGTTAGCTTTTGCAGAAGCTTCTCAAGCTGTTGCTATAGGTAAAGCTGCTGGATTAACCACAAATCAATTAACCGATTTAGCAAGAATTGCAAAAGACGCTTCTCTTGCTTTAGGTCGTGACTTAACCGACTCTTTCAACAGACTTACAAGAGGTGCTATTAAAGCAGAACCAGAACTATTAGATGAATTAGGTAT